TTTGCACACTGATTTGAGATTTTTCAGTGCTGCATTGTTGAGATCACCATCCTGATGATACACCAGTATCTGGCTGGCATATCTGGCTCGGAACCCGCAGCGATCACAGCTCATTTTCTTTTTGTAGCCCGCTGATTTCCAGCGCGGCACCCGTGGTCGGATACCACGATTCTTCCTGGCACATGTTTCACAGCGTTTTCTGTAATGCTTCACATCCTCACGGATGTAATTCACAGCACAAGGTCGTTGTCCGCAGGCTTGACAGATGGGTCTCATGAGATATTTATGCCATGGACCTTTGCCAAAGGGCGCTGTATCATGGTATTTTTTGAGTATGCCCATAAATATCAGTAACTTGAAAAGGAAACCACCATGGCTTTAACATCACCCGGCGTAGAAGTAATTGTAATTGACGAAAGTCAATATATTCCATCTGCGGTCAACACAGTACCATATTTCATGATTGCTACTGCACAGAACAAAGTGTCCGGCGACGGCGTCACAATAGCAGCAGGTACCACAGCAGCCAATGCTAACAAAACTTTCCTGATCACCAGTCAGCGTGATCTCACAGCCACATTTGGTGTTCCGTTCTTCTACAACACCACAACCGGCACTCCAATCAATGGTTACGAACTTAACGAATACGGACTGTTGGCAGCTTACAGTGCATTGGGTGTGACCAATCGTGCATACATCCAACGTGCGGATATCGACCTTACTGATCTCACAGCCAGTTTGACTCGTCCCACAGGCAACCCTGCCAATGGAACATACTGGTTAGACACTTCTGCAAGTGTTTGGGGCATCCAGGAGTGGAGCGAAGACAATGGCACATTCACGGTGCAAACTCCATTGGTGATTACAGACACTGCTGATGTGGTAAATTACAGCGGTGGTGATTACACTCCACAAGCGTCAATCGGCAGCATCGGTGATTACGCCATATCCGCTGTGGCCGAGCACATAGACGGTTATTACAAAAATGAAAGCAACACATGGGTGGCATTGGGCTCTCGAGCCTGGCAAACATCGCATCCTACCATAACCGGTACCAACGCACCCAGCAGTTTAACCGTGGGTTACAACATGTACATCAACGGTAATTTGGTCACTGTGGGTGCCACAAACACTGTGACTGGCTTTGCAGCAGTGATCAACACCGCAGCCATAACAGGTGTCACAGCAGCCGCAGTGAGCGGTCAATTGGAAATATATGCCAATTCTCTTGCCACCAGTGATGGATCCACAGCCGGTGAAGGCCATGTGGTCATCCAGCCAGGCCCAAATTCGGGGGCAGCATTGCTGACTTTGTTGGGTATCGCCGAAGGCGAATACTTCACACCTGTGTATTTCCCAGGATACAGCTATCAAGCACCACGTTGGAGAACAACAGATACCGAACCTCGTCCAAATGGTTCAGTGTGGAATAACCTCAGTCCAGCGAATAATGGTCTTGCTCTGTCATTCAAAAGTTACAGTACCGCATTGGATTTGTTCATTGCACAGGCAGTTCCGGCATATATCGGTGATGCAGCAGCAATCTTTGGCATAGACCCAACCGGCGGCGGAAAAAATATTCCAGTTGGCACAACCTATGTGGCTTACAATTCCGAAACAGTGACTTATACTCCCAATGAAGTCATGTCACTTGAAATTTTTGAACGTGTGGCATTGGGGGCTACCATTGTGACAGGAACTACTACTCCTACTGGAGCAGCATTTACTGTGGGGAATACTTTTACATTGTTCGCGACCGAAGCAGGATCTTCAACGACCAATAGTGCTACTGTCACCATTGGCGGCACTGGAACTGTGGCCAACTTTATCAGTGCAGTCAGTGCAGCCGGCGTTCCTTTTGTCAGCGCCAGTGTAAATTCTGCAGGTAATATTGTGTTCACACACAGTCAGGGCGGCACTATGCAGCTTCTGAATGGCACTGGGACTCCTGTGACCACTGCTGGATTCAGCACCAATACTTCCAAGGTCAGAGCATCCAATCTAAATGCTGGAAGATTGGTACTCAGTAACTTTGTGACCTCACCATTGTTCACTTATACAGCCAGCGACACAGCACCAGATCAAAGCCCAGCAGATGGACGCATGTGGTATTATAGTGCTGTGGATGACTGCGATATCATGATCCAGGACAATGGCTCGTGGCAAGGTTATCAAAACGTCAGCAATGATGTTCGTGGATTTGATCTCACAAACACAAATGCGTCAGGACCTATTGTGTCAGCCACTGCACCTGTCACACAAAATGACACAGCAGAATCACCATTGGTTTATGGTGACCTGTGGGTTAATACCAGCGACCTAGAAAACTATCCTGACCTATACCGTTGGGAATCAGCCAGTGGCATTGATCAATGGGTACAAGTCAATACCACAGACCAGACCACTCAAGATGGCATCCTGTTTGCAGATGCTCGTTGGGCACCAAACGGCACTACAGATCCTGTGGCAGATCCAGAACCAACAATCCTCAGCTTGTTGACCAGTGATTATCTAGATCCAGATGCATCTGATCCTGCTTTGTATCCACAAGGTATGTTGCTGTGGAACACACGTCGCAGCGGTTACAATGTAAAGACGTTCCAACTGGATTATTTCACTACCACAGCTACCGACTACAGCATCAGTGCATATTCAAACTCCACTACCTACGCTGTGAATGACTTTGTGAGCTACAACAACGGTATCTATGTGGCCACTGCTACTACAACCGGCAATGCTCCGAGCAACACAGCATTTTGGGATGAAATTGTGCTCAGCACCTGGCTCACAGCATCTGGCAATCGTCCAAACGGTGCCATGTATGGCGGCCGTCTAGCACAGCGCAAGATGGTGGTTGCGGCATTGAAAAGCGGCGTTGACACCAGTTTGGCTGCTAGAGAAGAACAGAATCAGTACAATCTTATTTCTACGCCGGCATATCCTGAACTGACTCCAAACATGATCGCACTCAGCAATGAACGAAATAACACATTGTTTGTGATTGCAGATACTCCCATGCGTTTGGGACCAGATGGCAATAGCCTGGTTGAATGGGCTACCAACAACAACGGCCTGGGGTTAGCAACTGAAGATGGCAACAGCAGCACCAGTAACTTTGCTGGAGCGTTCTATCCAAGTTGCTTGACCACTGATCTAAGTGGCAACTCCGTTGTGCAACCTCCAAGCCACATGATGGTTCGCACCATACTGCGGTCAGATGCAGTGAGTTATCCATGGTTGGCCCCGGCTGGAACACGTCGTGGTGTGGTAGATAATGCCACAGCGATTGGGTTCATCAATGCTACCACAGGCGAATTCACACAGATTGGTGTGAGCCAAAGTGTGAGAGACATACTGTATGAACGCAATGTTAATCCAATCACATTCATTCCGGGAATTGGTATTACCAACTTTGGTAACAAGACCACCACAGCCACAACCACTGCGTTGGATCGTATCAACGTGGCACGGTTGGTTTGCTTCTTGCGTGGCCGACTGGAAGAAGTTGGTAAGTTGTTCTTGTTTGAACCCAACGATCAGATCACCCGTAGTTCTATCGCCAATCTGTGCAACAGCTTGATGATCGACCTGGTGGCCAAACGTGCGATCTATGACTACCTAGTGGTGTGTGACTTGAGCAACAACACTCCTGCACGTATCGACAGAAATGAACTGTACGTTGATATTGCTATCGAACCAGTGAAGGCTGTGGAGTTTATCTACATTCCTCTACGCATCAAGAACACTGGCGCAATTGCTGCTGGTACATAATGATCAAAGGAAGAGGCTGATTTTTCAGCCTCTTCTCAAAGGTAAATAAACATATAGGAGAGATAACAAATGGCAGTTTCATCATTACAGCGCATGACAGTACCCTTGGCAAGTGACCAAAGTGCATCCACCCAAGGCTTGTTGATGCCTAAACTCAGATATCGCTTTAGAGTGATGTTTGATAATTTTGGTGTTTCAACACCCACAACTGAATTGACCAAACAGGTCATCAGTTTTACACGACCAAATCTTAGTTTTGAAGAAATCGCAGTACCAATCTACAACAGCACACTGAAGCTGGCCGGCCGACACACTTGGGCAGATACCACATGTGAAGTGCGTGATGATGCATCCAACTCGGTGTCTAAACTGATTGGCGAACAGCTACAGAAGCAGATGGACTTCCTGGAGATGGCCAGTGCTGCAAGCGGTATCGACTACAAGTTCGTCACAAGATTTGAAATCCTGGACGGTGGCAACGGTGCTAGTGTACCGATTGTGTTGGAATCTTGGGAACTGTATGGTTGCTATCTCAAAGCTGCGGACTACGGTGCCATGAACTATGGCACCAACGAAGCAGTCACAGTGAGCATGACCATTGCTTATGATAATGCTGCTCAGATTGGACCTAACGGCTTGACAGACACAGGTGTTGGTGGATTCATTGGCAGAACAATTGGCGACGTAGTAACAGGCGCTGGCGCAGCGTAACACTCGTGGGCAGTTTTGGCCAAGATTTTGCCAAGGGATTCTTTGCCGGCGGCGACGATGGTGTACGTGATTACACTCACGCCAGCAAAGTATTCCGAACCAACGCTTATGAACTCAAGCCCAGGTTCAAGTTTCTCTTCAATGTTTCATTCACAATCGACACAACCATACCAGCACTGAGCGCTATATTTGCCAACGATGATGTGCAAAATTTGAGTTACGTGGTCAAGACTGTGAACTTGCCCACATACACAATCGACACCACAGCAATGAATCAATACAATCGAAAACGATTGATTCAGACCAAGATCAAATACAACCCTGTGAATATCACATTCCACGACGATGGCAGCGACACTGTTCGTAACATGTGGTATAATTATTTTCTCTACTACTATAAAGATTCCAGCCAAAAATATGGCAGCACTCCCAACACCAACGGCAGTGCAGGCAATAGTCAGAACAAGCAAGATGGATTTGGCGGCTGGCCGAGAGATATCTATTCGGACAATCGTCAAGTGAATGACTGGGGATTTATCGGAGAAAGCTACAGTGATGGCACCAGCTCGGTCAACAGCACCACTGGAAAACCGGCGTTTTTCAAAGACATACGCATAGCTGGATTTGATAAAAATCACAAGTATGCTGAATATATATTGATCAATCCCATAATCTCTTCCTGGCAACATGACACTTATGATTATGCCCAAGGCAATGGGATCATGCAAAACACCATGTCCATTGAATATGAAACCGTGAAATACGGCCAAGGAGCACCCAACAAAACCGCAGTACCTTTTGCCAACGTCAGTCACTACGACACCACCACCAGTCCTATCGCTCGCCCAGGATCCACCAACAGCATATTTGGTCAAGGTGGATTGTTGGATGTGGCAGACGGAATCAGTGACGATCTTGCTTCGGGTTCAGTGTTGGGCTTGATTGGTGCTGCACAGAAAGCCGGCACATTCTACAACACCAATCAGAAAAATGGCGGATTGAAAAAATTGCTGGTGAGCGAAGGCACTGCACTGGGCAAAGATGTGCTCAAGCAGTCCATACCCGGAGCAGTACGTTCCGCAGCCGGTAGAGCCGACGGATGGATATTTCCTACCGCACAGAAAAATTACAATCCTTCGCAACCGGCAGCAGGCCCAACTCTTACACAACGGCTCAACGTGAGATAACACATGACCACAGTTAATACTACCA